TTATCTTTGTACATGACAGCAATACACCAACACTAAGCATAGTGATGGTTGCATCTAATGCATCTAGTGTTGTTGACGTTACAGATGGCACAACTGTGGCTATGACAGATAGCGACTAAAAACTAAAAGGCGAGGATATGGCTGAAGGCGATACTGACGTAAGCATTTGTTCACAAGCTCTCCTTCTTCTTGGAGCAAATCAAATCACATCGTTTGCAGATGGCACTGCCCCTAGCTCTATCTGCTCAGTGCTATATCCTCGTGTCAAAGCTCAAACCTTGAGCATGTATCCCTGGTCATTTACATTGACCAAACAACAATTAGGCCGTCTTACAACGACACCCACAAATGTTTATTTGCATGCTTATCAATTACCCTCAGATATGTTTGTTGGTGTTCCCAGGGCTGTCTATGCTTCTTTATCAACTGGTACATTACCTAAAATAACTGAATATGAAATCCAGGGTGATCAATTATTTACAAACGAAACTACAATAGTTTTAGATTATCAAAGATTAGTGTCTGAAGTAGATATGCCAGCATATTTTGTACAGATGCTTATTTATCAGATGGCCTGGCATTTAGCCGAGCCTATAACAGATCAAACAACCAAAAGTGATTATTGGAGAACTATAGCACTTGGAACTCCATCCGAGAGTATGAGAGGTGGTTATTTTAGGATTGCCATGCAAGCTGATGGCAGTGGCCAATCAAAACCAGTTATTGCAGATTATCTTTTAACTGAGGTTCGATAATGTCTAGGATAACACAATACCAATCAAGCTTTACTGTAGGTGAGATTGATCCCCTACTTTTTGGTCGTGTTGATTTACAGCAATATCCCTCAGCTTTAGAAAAAGCACAAAACGTAGTAGTACTACCTCAAGGTGGTTTTGAAAGACGGGCTGGTCTAAGATTTATGTTGGATGTATCATCTCACCTGGGTGGATCATTTACTACCTTAGATGGTATAAGATTAGTTCCTTTTGAATTTTCTACTACACAATCTTATATGCTGGTGTTTGTAAAAAACACAACTAGCAATACCAGGATGTTTGTCTTTGCCAATGGACAGCAGATAACGAACATCAATAGTTCAGGTAATGACTTCCTTGTTTGTGCCTTGGGTGATATTGATCTTGATCGTATGTACTTTACTCAAAGTGCCGATACATTGATCCTGGCACATGAAGATATGTCACCGAAGTCTATTGTAAGAGGTGGCAGTAATTCTAGTTGGACATTTTCTACAATTAGTTTGACTGTTCCCAAACATGCTTTTTCAACATCAACATCAAATCCTAGTGCTACGATTACTCCGGATGCTGTTGATGGAACAGTTAAGATAACTGCTGGTAGTTCTATTTTTACATCCTCTCATGTAGATCAGTTTATCAATGTATTAAATGGCTTTGGTCGTGCCAGGATTGTGGAAAGAGAATCCGGTACTGTTGTAAAAGCTGTAACAGAAATACCTTTTTTTGAGAAAGATGTAGCTATAGCTTCCGGTGCTTGGGAGTTAGAAGAAGGTTATGAAGATGCAGTATCAAGCACTAGAGGTTTTTTTAGAACATGCACATTCCATGAGGGAAGATTATATTTTGGTGGTAGTAAGTCACTTCCTAATAGTTTGTTTGGATCAAAGGTAGATGATTTTTTTAACTTCAAACCAGGCGAAGCTTTCGATGATGATGCCTTGTTTGTGACTATATCTACAGATTCAGTGAATGCTATTACGGCTATGAGATCAGGTAGAGACTTGCAGATATTTACCCAGGATGCTGAGTTCTTTGTTCCACAAGCTACACTTGATCCAATCACTCCATCAAACATTGTTATAAAAAATGCGACAAGACGAGGATCAAAAGAAGGCATCAAGCCAGTATCTGCCGAAGGTGGTACATTGTTCATTCAGCGAGAAGGCAAAGCTCTAAGAGAGTTTTTGTTTAGTGACGTTGATCTAAATTACAATGCTAATAATGTTTCTCTACTAGCATCACACTTGCTGAAGTCTCCCCGGTCAATGGCACTTCGTGTTGCAACTAATACTGATGATGGTGACCTTCTTTTGATCACCAATGATACTGACGGGTCTATGGCTGTCTTTTCTATCTTACGATCACAGAATGTTGTAGCTCCCTCCGAGTTCATCACAGATGGTAAGTTTTTAGATGTAGCCGTTGATATTACTGACATTTATGTGGCTACCGAAAGAACAATCAATGGTGCTACAAAAAGATATGTTGAGATGTTTGATGATCAAAGAACAACAGATGCCAACATACAATATTTCTCAGGTGCAACTAGTCCGGATCAATCTTTACCAGGTAATACAACTTGCTCAAATCTATCTCACCTAGAAGCAAAAACTGTTGATGTCATAAGAGACAATTTTGTTCTGACTGATAAAACAGTATCAAGTGGTGCTATTACTATTGATAAAGCACCAACAACATTTGTTGAGGTTGGCCTTCCCTATTCTGTCGAAGTTAAAACTTTACCAGCAGAACCTAGATTGTCATCCGGTGTTGGAGTTAGTCGTAAGAAAAGAATATTAGAAGTTACACCGGTTTTAGATAGAACTCAGAACATAGCTGTTAATGGATCAGAAGTTCCATTAGAAACTTTACCTTACACTATGGGATCAGTGCCTAATACATTTACTGGCCGTAAAAGAATTAGTCCATTACTTGGATACAGTGATACAGCACAAATCACATTCACAATGACACAACCATTATTCGCTACAGTCTTATCTGTCGAATATAAATTATCTATGGGGCAATGATATGGAATATGTAGCATTAGCATTAGCTGGAGGTTCAGCCTTGATGCAGTACCAAGCTGGTAAGGAAGCCAAACTGGGATACGATCAAAAGGCAAAGTTCAAAGAGTTAGAAGGAAGAGTTGAGGGTGTTAAGGCAAAAGAGCAAGGAAACAAAGCCTTAAATGATGCAAGAAGAGCTTTAGCCAGTGTAACAGCAACAGCTAGGGCTGGTGGATTAGAACCTAATATAGGAACTCCGGTAAACTTTGGACAGTTCAATATTTTAAAACCAGCCTTTCAGGATTTTGCTACAGCTAAAGACAATCAATTATTTATTAAGATGCAGACAAAAGTCCAGGCAGAAGATTTAAGAAGGGCTGGCCGAGAAGCAAAGGCTCAGGGTGTTGCGAATGCTCTAGGCACATTAAGTGCTGGTATCATGGATTATCAGTCTATTGGAGGACCACCGGCAGACACTACGACTACAAATACAAGTGGTCGATTTGGTGATGATAGCTCTCGGTATAGAAGCAAGGGTTCTAGTAGTCCAACAAGATTTAAAAGATATGGTGAATGATGGCTAGGACAAGATTTCCAACATTACAGCAAAGAATATCGCTTGTATCAGTAAGAGGTCCATCAGGTGTAGGCACTCAAGAAGCAGTTCGTACTATGAATGTTCTATCATCTAACCTAGATAAGATGTCTAATTATTTTTTTAAAAAGGCTGGTGCCATAGCTGAGATAGAAGGTGCTGAGTTTGGGGCTAAAAATGCTATAACTGAAAAACAATTAAGAGATCAGTCATTATCAGGAGAAGAACTCGAAACTAAGTTAGGAGATAAAAATACTATTTTTGGTAGGGCTAGCCGAAAAGCGAGCATAGCTGTATTAGAAACAGAATTAGAGCTATCAGCTAAAAAACTTATTAGTGAGACTGTTCAAAATGCAATAGCAACAAATCAAGATGCTGATGACCTGGCAACCGGATTAGATGCCATAACTTTACAATATTCTAAATTAGCTGGCCAGGCATCACCTATTTTAGGTAAAAGATTAACAGCTACTCTAAACACAACCTCATCGGCTAGGTATCATGACTATGCAGTCAAGCAAGCAAACGAAAGTCTGAAGGTACTCAAAGCAAAAAAACTAGCTAACATAAATCTTAAAGTTGATGCTCTCAGTCCAACACTAACAAAGATGATTGATGAAGCACCTGATGATAAAACAATATCTAAAATATTAGATACAAAAAATAAAAACTCAGCAGTCAATTTGCAGAAGTTTGGGTTTGTAAACGAGTTGTCTACTTTTGCTACTTCAGCGACTACATACGATAATTTCATTAAAGATTATGATAGTGAAGTATCAAATTTCAAATCTAAATATATTCTTGGTAAAACCTTGCAAAGTGGTAGGCATAGTGTAGTTGCCAGGGCCATCAGAAGTAATGATTACAAAAATGTAGATTACAGAATAAAATGTATCATTAAATCTATGGATACTGAGCAAGTAACACAGCTTTACAAAGACCTAAATGCTCAGTCAAAAGAAATAGCTAATGCAGAAAAACAAGATGATGAAAATTCAGAAATTAGGTCAAGACAGAAAATAAATGATCTTAATATTGAAATACTTTCTGCACTAGGTAAAAAAAATAGAAACCTTGATTTAGCAAAAACAAAATTAGACGAGCTTAAATTATTAGATATTGATGGTAACTTACATACTTCTTTATCTGAAAAATTTCTAAAAGCAGAAGATGAAGGTGACCTGAATGTTTACAATTCATTAAAAGATAAATCTGATCGAGGTATTCTTACAGCAGAAGAATTGTCTATCAATGCAAAAGATTTAAATGCAGATCAAATAGATGACTTGAGAGATGAGCTAAAAACTATACAAAACAATAAAATGAAACTAGCTCTTAATGATCTAACTGGTTACTTCAATACTGAGTTTCCTGGATTTGATCCAGCAATCATTGACAACCTCGCTAAAAGAAATCAGTTTTTAAAACCTTTATCACAATACAAAAAGATCAAAGCAGAACTTGGCCGGGCATTAGAAGATGCTCAGGCAGAAGGTAAAGATATTAATTTAGAAGATTTGACTGAGAAAAAGTTTGATGATTTTAAAAATAACATATTGGACAAAGTAAAAGAACAGAACATCTCAAGAGCTAATAATGTTTACGATAAGATAAAAACTACTGCTGGCAGTGCATTTCCAAAACTTAATGAGTTTCAAAACACAGATCATGCAAGAGTTCTTGAATTTATTGCAGAAAATAAAGGTAAGTTATTTGGCGATGGTAAGCCATTTACACAAAGAGAATATAAAACCTTTTTTGACAATCTTAAAAAGGCAATGACACAATGACCGATGTATATGAAGCTATAAAAGAATACAATGATCTAAGAGATACTGGCAAAACTGTTGAGTATCATTTTGGTAAAGAAACTACAATTGGTTTAGAAGGTGGTGATCAAACCAGGTATGATTCATTCGGTGATGCTCTTTATGGTATAGCATATACTGTAGGTGGTATAGCTAGTGGAGCTGGTTCTGCTACTTTGGGTTTTCCTACTGATATTGCTGGTCTATTTGTAGGTATAAAGGATGCAGTATCTGCTGAGGATGGTCAAAGAATAGATGCATTTGTAAATGGTTTCAATGAGTTTTCAAAAGCTAACCTGGGGTCAGAATACTATCGAGGTATATTTAATGACTATGTTGATAGCTTTGATGTTGATCCTAAGTTAAAAGAAGATGCCAAGTCAGGATTTGGAGCTGGTGAGTTTGGTGGTATTGGTGGTGTTGTAACTGGTGGTGCAAAGGT